AGATTCTTCGAACAAGTATTGCTACTCCTGCTGACATGGGAAAAGTTTTTAGTGGCACCAGTAAATTTAAAGCCGAAAAAACACCAGATCGCTTTCAAGAGTTTTTAACAATACAGAATAATCCTGAAGCCTTGTCCCAAAATGTTGTGGCACAATATTCACCAGGATTTATTAACGCGATGTCTATGTTTGGCCGCTAACGCTATAATTAGAAAAAAGCAGCATAGTTAGAAGTGTCTAGTACCTCCACCAATAAACAGCCGCTTCTTGTTGATCGGCCTTTATTTGACTCAGTTCGCGTAACCACACAGACTGTTGGCAGCGCGTCTACCAACACTGTGTTTGTGCAGGGTGGTCAGGCACCGTCCATTTTGGTGGATATGGATGCTGCTTTAAGTGAAGATAATAATAATGGTGGTGTTGTAGATGCCATCACGATTACCAGGAACGACTTCTATCGTGAAGAAGATTTTGAAGTAAACACCACTACTTCAGGCTCTGTTATTTCTTTGGTCAGTGGGCAGATTGTTTTTGTTTCTAACACCGGTGTTTTAACTAACGGTACTGCCAGCGGATACGGTTACTACACCTATACAGGCTCCAGCACCCTTACAGGTGTAAATACTGCCTTAAATTATTCCGGAGGAATCGCCTCTGGCTTTACTTATCAAGGCGTTGCGTACGGTGAAATGCCTGCAGCAACCTTTGTTTTCTACCACACACGCGGAACTACCACCCCTATTCCTGCATCTGGTGATTACAAGGTCTTGTTCGCCAAGACAGTACCTGCCAATAGTGGTGTAGTTGATTGTTCTGACTTGATGCCTCAGCTTGCAACTCCTGTTGCACAAGCCGGTAACACCGATGGCCTAGGAGCTGGTGCTCCACTGCGTAACCGTGGCATTGTTCTTGAGCGTGGCGACCGTATTTACGTTGGTGTATTTCCTGACGGTCCAAACATCTCTGGTTATACCGCTGGTGCTCACATCAGTGCGCAAGGCGGATTCTTCTAAACATGGCTAAAAGAAGCGGAAGCTCTTTCGGCTCTTTTAATAAAACACAAGATTTCAGTACAAATAAAGTACTGCCGATACGTACTGAGTTTTCTCAAGGATCAGTTCCGGACTCTATTTATAGTGCGAACAGAGAATCTGCTTGGTCTAGATGGCGTAGAGGTTTTGAAATTTACGCCAATAGTTTATATGACGAAGCTTATTCTTATGCTTTTGATTATGCTATTCCTTTACCCCCTGGAGTAGTTTTACCTCCCGGCGCGAGAGGACCAAGAATCCCAGGTATCTGTCAAGGATTTCCAACCAAAAATAAAGAACTTGGTATGCAATGGGCAGGAGTGCGTATTGGAGGTAGTTTACGTTTTGATAACTTACGCGGTGCTGGTGGTGTTGCTGCTGCAATTAAATCTGTAGCTGAAGATGAAAACTTCTGGTACGTTTCTTTGGAAGGAGGTTGGAGTGCTACTAATCCTTTGCCACCACCGTTGTTTATTCCTCCAGTAATTGTTTTTGGACAAGTTATTGTTCCTAAACAATATCCAATCAATGGAGAAATTTTAGAAGACAGGGTTGTTGAAATTGGAGGTTCGCCTATTACAGCGGCATCTATTGATCCTGACACTCAAAAACGTTTCGGCTATATTCAAGCAGTATTAGTAGAAACAGATGAAGTCAACGGTATTCTAAAACTACAAAAACTTGGATCTGTTGAAGCCACACCTGATGGTGTGTTTCAAACACCCGCTCGAGAAGATCCGCACGTTGGGCGCTTTTTTATTACAGGAACACGTTACTGTTGTTCTTGTCAGGATTTTTCACGACGT